CGCCTCAAGTCGCGTCACCTTCTACGCAAGCCTCGATGGCGGACGAATTGAAGCCGAAGATCGTGTCGCTGGCCGTAGTGCTGCCAACGATCCAGGCAATGCCGAGAACGACGGTGGCGGTGATGTATTCCAAATCCGTGGCCTTAATGACGCTTGGACCACTGATTTCTGTTATGCCTTCAAGCCCAGCACCCAAACAACCTTTGGCGTTTATCAGCTGATTGGTAACGGCCTGGGATTCCGCGTCAATCCTCAGCTTCGTCCTGCAGTTGTTATCAAGACCGAGCCAGCCGGTCAGACTGACACCCGCATTTTGTGCAACCCAGATGGCGTTGCCAAAGCTCAGCGCGATAAGTACAACAACAAATTTGGAAGCCGCTCAGCCGTTACTGGTGGGGGCAACAATTACAGCATTGGCGACACGATCACCTACACGCTGAGCAATAGCAGCGACGCCAACACCACTTTTACTGGCGTCCAGGAAGGTCCAGACCACGAGGAGACCTGCCGCGACGTAGCGCAGTCAGTTGCCGGGCGACAGCACACCTGGGACGACTCCCTGACCGTTGGCGACCTCTACAAGTTTGGCACTGCTTTGTTCGTGTGCGAAGCACGCTCTCCCGATAGCGAAGTGTTCTCGTCCGAGATGGATCAAGACCCAATCGGCGGCGGTCAGGGCATCACTGTGACTCTGCGTTGCGTCAAAGCAGGCGGTGGAGGAGCGGCAAACATAAATGACAGTCGATCAGCAACTGAAGCTCCGCATTTGTTCAAGGCTGCTATTGGCAGTTTTGCAGTTCCACGGGCTACGCAGGTTCTTGAGCTTGGTTTCCGCAGCACCCTTGGAATCCGCATCGGCGGCCTGTGCAATTTCCGCGATTCGTTAAGCCAAACGGAAATCGACGGTCGCGCTTGCAATTACTTCAATAACAAGACCTACCGACCAGATCAAAGCCTGGAGGTCAGCAACTATCAGTCCGGCACCTTTAGTGGTGCGGAGACGCGCTACAGCTTCTTCAAGCTTGGCTACCGCGAAGCAGGCAGCACTGGTGACTACACCTACTTGAGCCAGTGCTTTGGTGCCCGCAGCCTGACTCAACAAGCCACCTACAACTATTTGCGGTTGCAGATGCCATCGGTGGCACGGTGGGAGTTCCGCATCGAACCGCTGTCGGGCTGGGAAATTCGCAGCGGTAATGCCAGCGGCGCTTTGGAAGTAATGGATGCCCACCTGAGTGGTACGCGCACCGTCACTTCAGGCAGCGGCGACAACACGGTCACCATTGTCTATACAGGCGAACCTGTTTCACGCAACGACAACACTTTCGGCATCGCTGCTACCCGTGATCAAAACCTTGGGGTCACGCTGCAGGAGGGCAACAGCTACGCCGACAGCTGGGGCAAGTTGGCCGAAGACTTTGTGTTCGAAGAAATAACCACCTCTGCAATCAATCCAGAGCACGAGCTGGTTTACGTCAACATCCTCAACCCCAACGCCACCACGCCTAACTACGACGACATGGCGCTGGTTGGCATGAACCTGCGTAGCAACACAGAAGCCACCCAGCTAAACCAGCTCAGCGTTTACATCAACAAAGGCATCAGCAGCATTCACACCTTCCCTGAGGTGTTCAAAGATATGCTGACCAATGCGCGGTATGGCGTCGGCTCGATCTTGAGCCCACAGCAGATCGACAACAACAGTTTTACGGAATGCGCCCAGTGGACAAGGGCACGGCGCTACTTCTTTGACGGTGCGCTGTCCCAGCCCATCAACCTGCGCCAATGGGGCAGCCAAACAGCTAGCTACTTCCTGCTTGATTTGGTCATCCGTAACGGCAAGTTTGCATTGCAACCTGCGGTTTACTTTGACAAGCCCGAGCCGATCACCAACCTGTATACGGCAGGCAACATCCTCGAAGATTCGTTCGAGCTGGCGTATGCCGAATCCGAGCAGCGCATCCCCAACCGCGTGTCAGTGAAGTGGCGCCAAGAGAAGGAAACCAGCAACGACATAACTACGGGCTTGTTCCCTGTCATCCGTGAGGTGACCGTGCGTGAGGCTAGTGCGCCCGCAGACGCACCACTACAAACGATCGACATCAGCGATTTTTGCACCAGTGAAATCCACGCGATTGACGTAGCGAAGTACATCTGTCGTGGCCGCCGCTTGGTTACGCATTCGGTCAGCTTCAAGACCACCCCGACACAGGCAGCATTGGAAGTTGGCCGCTGCTTCAAGCTTGGCTTGGAAACTGTGTCTTACGCGCAGCCCAACAATGGTGCGATTGATTCCAACGGTTACATCACAACCACCGAACCCTTGGCGGATGGCTCTTACACCGTGCTGCTGTGGACCGGCAAAACGAATGTCATCCAAGAGGTAACGCTGAACGTGGTTGGTGGGTATACAAAGCAATACACCAATGCCGCGTTCTGCCTGAAACAGAGCAGCGTCGAAACCCGCGCCTACAAGGTGCAGAGCCTTGGCTTTGACGAGGACGGCAATATCCAAGTTGACGCCCTGTACTTCCCATTAAGCGACAACGGCTATAGCGCGATCGTTGACGGCTGGGACGTTGCGAACAACTGGGTGATTGAAGGTCGTATTGGCACCAGCGAAGACAGTGGCACCACAACTAGTTCGTTTACCGGCGTTTCGATCATCGGCCCTGGCACGGTGACAGTTGATGAGGCTGAGAGCTATACCGCACTCGTTAGCGGGGGCACCGGAACCTATACCTACGCCTGGAGCGGAAGCGGCGTCACGTTTGGCAGCAGCACTTCAGCAACTACAACGGTTACTGCAACCAGCACTGGCGCCAAGACAATCACCTGCACTGTGACCAAGGGCAGTGAGTCCAAGTCAGCCAGCAAAACGATCACCGCTGTGGCCGAACCAGCGGTCAGCACCATCGGCACTGTGACCATTTCAGGCGACACCACCGCTGCCGTTGACGTTGCCAAGGATTACACCGTCGGGTACACCGGCAAGCCTGCTGCCACTGCGGCTGGATCGTTTGTGGTGGGGCAGAGCTACCAGATCGTTTCCGTTGGCACGACCGACTTCACCGCAATCGGCGCTTCCGCCAACACGGTCGGCGTGGTGTTTACCGCCACAGGCGCTGGAACCGGAACTGGCACCGCCGATACATTGGCCGCTGCGTTCACCAGTTGGAGCTGGACTTCAGCAACGACTGGAGCATCCGCCTCGATTGATAACTCGGGCGCACCACGCGCCACGATTACATTTGAGGTAGCTGGAACGTACACCCTCACTTGCACTGTCAGTTCGCCTTCAGCTAGCGACAGTCCCCAGTCCGATACGCACACCGTCACCGTGTCATGAGCACAGCTTTCCCCGCCTTGACACCAAGCTCAAGGCAAATCAGCCAAGGTCAGTACGCCACCAAGCGGTTCACCTCAATCGCTGGAACCGGCACGACCCGTGCGTACAGCACCAAACCATTTAACGCAGAGCTGGCCCTGCAGTTTGAAAACCTTACAGATGCTCAAGCGTTGAGCGTTGCCACTGCCTACGACCAGGCGCGTGGAAGCAAGGATGATCTGACTTTGCCCGATGCGTTCTGGGCTGGCATGTCGGAAGAGCTAAAGATTTTGATTGCTGGCACCTACCTCTGGCGATTTGCGGAACAACCGCGACTTACGTCTGTACGGCCAGGTGTGACTAGTATCTCTGTAAGACTGAGCGGTCAGAGGGACGGCTGATGGCAGTAGTTACTGGTTCTAGTGGCGAGCTGCGCTACAACGGGCTGCGTATTGGAAAGTGCCGCGAATACACGCTCAACATTTCCCGCGACTCGCTGGAAACCACAACGCTTGGTAATTACGACCGCAGCTACGTCCCTGGGGTGCGCGGCACGACTGGTAGCGCGACGATTTTGTACGACAAAGATGACGCTGGGACCATGGCAGTCCTCAATAGCATCTTCGACAATTCCATTTCTGTAGGCGAAGTCAAGTTTATTTTTGACACCGCACAGTCCAGCGCTCTTGAGGTAGACGCATTTATCACGCAAGTGTCTACGCCGGTTTCGGTTGGAGCGGTGACTGCGTGCAACGTTAATTTCCAGGCAAGCGGATCCTTTAACGGCACCTTCTAATGGCTGTTCTTGGCGTTGGCGGCAAAGTCCGGTTACGGCGGGAAGCGCCGGAGCCCACTGTTTTGCGTCCAGGCAACGTCGATACAGCCA